TCAAAAAGAGAATCGCGGACATCAGTACCTAATAATGGTTGGAAGAAGCGTTCAGTAGGTATTGTTTCAACTAAATTACGTACAGATCGAATGATTGCACGTTCATTAGTAAGCACAGGCAAGTCCTTTGTCACAGGATGTGGATCAAAGGCGAAACTAATATCTTTAAATGCTCTGGATACCCTCTGAACTGCCATTTAAATGGGGTGATTTTCTTAAATTTATTTATACCCCCTCACTCAGATTTTTGATTTACCTCTTCTTCTTCCAATTCTTCAGGTTTATCATTCGTCGTATGTGGCATTGACCAATAATCAGTAATTAGATACTTGGTGCCAAATGTTTGGTACATATAATCTTTATCTCGATCGACAGGTGAATTACCCATGACGCTCCTGATTGTGTGAATCAGAACTTTTATAGGGGTTCCTATCCCTACGAATATTTATTTTTTATCAGCGTCGTCCTTGACCACGATAGGGTTTCTTTTTACCATTACGAGAAGTAGCGGCATACTTCGTGTTTTTTCCGGACCCTTGACGAGTTGCCTTCGGTTTTCCGGGCATAAAACCATCTTTGACCAGTCCAGTCTTTGAGCGTGCCATAATAACTTAATCGTCCTTAGTGATAGTTGTTTGTAATTCCGAGGGATTCGGAGACCCAGAAGAGTAGAAGTCCTCTGCCAGGTCCATCATTTTATCAAAGTATTCCTCTTGGGTCAAGCCTTCTGCAAGTACTTGACCACGATGAGAGATTGTATACTTCTCTGTAGACATCAGATAACTCTTGTCTTCTCGTGACCAACTCTGATACGTGGATCACACCAAATCTCAAAACCTGCTGCGATAGCATCCAGACAGAATGATACATCCTCTCCACACATGTCTTGTACTTCACCAGATTCAAAGACCTGCATCTTAGGAGCAAACCATGGATACTTGATCTCTTCATGCTCAAAGACACCATTCTTAATCAGCAACCATCCAAAACCAGCATAGTCAACTGTAAAGGGTTTCTTACGCTTCTGAATTGTTTCCAGTGTCTCATGATTCATGACACCACCATTATTACGGAAGTCATCTTCTTCCATCCAATGAGCAACACTAGTGGTCTGTCCATCTTCAGTACAATACCAACCAGAAGCAATGTCCTTGTCCATCAATACCAACTGATAGAACTTCTCTACATTGAATACAATATCACTATCAATCCACAACTGATAGTCATAAGGAAGTTTACCATCCCATGGTTTCTGATCAGGTCCACGAAGTACGTTAGCACCCAGACAC